GGTGACGTCGACTATTGTCGCATCGGAGTTGCCAAGAAGAAGGCGAAGATGAGGGTTGTAACGATGCAGAGTGCTAGGGCGAAGCGTATACTTCGTCCTGTGCATGAGGCTGCATACAACCATATCTCCAAGTTCGACTGGCTTGTCCGCGGTGACGTCACCAACGACCATTTCAACACCATCAAGACCGATTTAAGGTCCGGTGAACGCTACCGATCAGGGGATTTCGAGGCATCTACAGACAACCTTAATAAAGATGTCGTCCTCGTCGTGATCAAGGTGCTTGCCGAGGCGCTACCGGAAAGGCGGAAGAAGGTATTACTAAAAACCTTCGAAGACACGTGGGTGCATTGGAAGGGCGAGGTGAAGAAGATCGTTCGTGGCTCCATGATGGGGAATCTTCTTTCTTTTGTTGTGCTTTGCTTGTTAAACAAGATTTGTCTTGATCGAGCACGACAGAAGATTGAAAATTGCGGCCCCAGTTGGCGTAAGAGCCTTGTCAATGGCGACGATCTTTTCTTCGCGGGAACAGACCAGCTGTTTGAAGCGTGGTTAGAGGAGACGAAGAAGGTTGGGTTCGTTGTTAACCAAACGAAGACCATGAGTTCCCACCGTTATGGTGATTTAAATTCGACTTTGTTCGATTTTAAACACCAGAAAGTGGTTGCCAGGTACGACTTTGGTTTTCTCGGGACCAACCTTTGGAAACTTCCTAATGGCACTTTAATAGATGGCGTTTTCAACCTTGTCTCCAAGCTGAAGTTTGCGACTTCAGCCTGGTTTCTGAACACCTTTGATGTCAGGAGTATCTTCTCCCGCATCCGGCCAAGCCTCTCTCTGTTCCCTCGACGCTGGTGGCAGTTTCTTGTCAAGAAACGGTGGTTTCGGACGTCGATGTCCTTGCCTGATAATTCCGTCGAAACGTCTGGAATTGCCCGTAAACTGCCATTTGTCTTGGGACCGCCCTTGCGCGAATCCTGCGAAGAAATAGAAAAACAAATAAAAAAAGCAGAACGCGTGTGTACTCGTGAAATTGTGCGTGAGTGGTGGGGTGTATGGTGCAAGACAGATTCCACCGGGTTGATGCGGACGATTTCGCCTCTCCAGGAGCGTGTGAGGAATAGGATTGTCAAAAACAATTCTGTTCCGAACATCAGACTCTCGAGAGGTTCTCCCGTCTGGCAAAGAATGTGGTTATCTCCAGTGCTTGAGGCCCTTCAATCTAGGTCTCCGGAGATTTTCGAAACCACCAACCCTAAGTGGATATCTGACCAGCCTGGTCTGGAAACCCATATCCCCCTCATTCGCCGCCCCATTCGTCCGATCTCCTTCGGTCCTAAAGGTGAGTTCATCCCTATCGTCAAAGACGGGGTATGTTACCTTTCGCCTCAGGATTAGACGTGCGTCAGTGACGCGCCTTGGAGGATTGCACGCCGAGGTACGTTTCGCCTAAGACGAACGTGAGCTTCGAGCGTCAGGTATGGGCTGGGAGGCTATTAAGGAGGAATCCTCACGACACGGGAAACAGACATAGGAAACTGTGGTAGCTGTGTGTACCGTTACATGCGTGGAACCAGAAT